TCATCGGCCAGCCCCTGATTGGCATCGAGCACGGCCTCGACGCTGCCATTCAGATGGCCGTAAACGTTGTTGCAAATGACATCGAGCATGTCGCCGTCAGACGTCCTGCATGTCGTCGCCATAGCGCTCAAACTCCAAAGTGAAGCCCTGTTTTCGAGCAATCCCGCCGTGCAGCAGCGCGGATTGTTCCTCGTTGATGTTTTTCAGGCACCACGTCCCGATCACCTCGCCATAACCCGTGGTCAGGGTCAGCGGTTGCAGCCTGGCCCCGATTGAGCGCAGGGTGTCGAGCTGCTTCAGCCCACCCTTGAAGCCCGGATAGATCGTGCCCTTGAGCGTCAACTTTTCATCGCCCATACCGATGGCCTGCTTCGCCGGCCGGCGCGTCAGCCGCTCCTGCGAAGCCCAGCGGAATTCGGTCGAACGGCTTAGCTCGTCGAAAGCTGCCGTGTCCAGGTTGAAGTAGTACGGCTCAATTTTCGGATCGCGCGGCTGAATGATCATCAGGTGCGGGAACGGCTTTACCGCCTCCGGCGCCGGCGTAGCCTCACCGGCAAAGGAACTGGTGGGCACGATGTTGGCCAGCGACGGGCTGACCTTGCCGGCGACGTTGTTGATCGCCGTGGCCGCCTTGCCCGCCTGTTCCTTCAACGTGCCCAGCCGATCCTGCACTTCGGCCGCCGCCCGGGTGGCGCGGCCGTACACCGCCGCCACCTGACCGACCTTGGCCTGAGCCGCGTCGACGCCACGCATGACCCGCTGAAGCTTGGCACCGATGGCCGGTCCGACGAACGGAATGTTTTCCAGCTCGGACGCGGCGCCGGTCAGTTCGCGGATCGCGCCATTGACCGGGGACAGCATTCCATCCGCGCTACGCCGCCCGGTTTCCGCCGCATCCACCAGATACTTCAGACTTGATTGCATCTGCTCCATGTAAGCAATGAAACCTCCTTAGACATGGGGTTCGTCGTACAGCTTGGCGGCGTTACTCCTCGCCGCGTCCGCCATCATTCGTTGCATGTGCGGCATCAGATCCTGCGCCAAGGTTTGCGGGTCTTTGACATCGCCCTGCACGGTCACCGGCATGCTCAGTGAATACTGAAACTGCTGATCCACCTTGGCCGGCTCCGGCTTCGCCGCCTCCTTGGGCTGGATGGCCATTGCCGCCGACTTGAGCGGCGCTGTCACCGCCATCGAGCGCGCGACATCCCCCAGTACCGGGCCTTGCCGCGCCGCTGATGCCATCATGAGCGGCGTGGTCGGCACCGGCGCCTTTGCCGTTTGCTCGGGCTTTTCATCCTCACCGCCGAACAGCGCCTTACCCAACGACCCGCCCAGTGCCGCACCGCCCTGACTGCCCACGTAAGCACCGATCATGCCGCCGATCGCGGTGCCGATGATCGGCACAACCGAACCGATGGCGGCGCCTGCTGCAGCACCGGCCATGGTGCCGGCCAGGTTGCCCGCTGCCGAACCGTAACCTTCGGCTTTTTCGTCCTTGGTCTTGGCGTTTTGAAAGGTTTCAAAAGCCATCGCGCCGGACTCCAGCAGCGTGCCGCCAGGAATGACCTTAGCCGCCTTGCCGACCTTACCGACGGTTCCTGCGACGACGCCGAGTTTGGACAATGCCCCACTTGGAACGGACGGGACTGATGGCGATGGGATCGAAACAGGGGAACGAGGCACAGACGGGCGAGGACCTCTCGAACTCGGCAACGTACGGCGCCGAGCGCTACGGCTTGATCCACGTCCGCGTCGGCGCGATTCGCCCGGTGCATCCACCCCACCACCCATAGCGCCGGCATTAACGACGAAAACCTTTTGGACGCCGTCGTTACCTGAATCATTTGCAGCACCAAGGCCACCGCCTGTGGCCGCTTCCTTCACCCGCGAAACAACATCCAGGCCAGTCGCTACCAGATCAAGTTCTCCGGGGTTTTTATTTGGGGCTTCGCTCCCACTCCTGCCACCGCGCGACCCACGCGCAAGGTTTAGCAGCCCCTTGCTGATCTTGATCGCGTTGAAGATACCTTTTAAGGCGATCAGCCCCGCTCCGACCGTGGCGATACCGGCAACCACTCCGGGCGCGCTATCCGTCAGCGACGTAATGCCTTTGGTAACCTTGGTCAACGACTCGGCCACGGTGTCCGTCACCGGACGCAGGGCATCACCGATGCTGCGCATGGCGTCATCCATCGACTGGGCCATTTCCGCCCATTTCTGCGATGACGACTCACGCCGCTCCGCGAGGTTTTTGTCGAGGATCCCGGTCGCGTCACGCGAATCATTTTTGAGCTGGCTGTACAGCGCCTTGTTCTGCATGTAGGCCGACAGTGCGGCCTTGACCTGCATGTCGGCGAACAGGTCGCCGGTGCGCAGGGACTCTTCCAGCGAGGCCATCATGGCCTTGGCCTTCTCCGGGTCGGCTTCCTTGCTGATTTTTGACGTAGCTTCGGCCATGGCGGCCGCGCGCTTCGGATCCGTCGCCTGAATGTACTTCTGAGCCAGCGCCATACTGGTCTCAAGCGTCGACATACCGTTTTGCAAACCGGTCTGCATCGATCCCTTGTAATCGATCCCGGCTTTTTCGTAAGCCTTGACCGTATCGGTCGAACCGATTTTGCCCATCCAGTTTTTCAGGTTGTTGGCCGCTTCGTCTGAACTACCGGCCTGCTTCATCTGCACCTGCAACATGGCGCCCAATTGCGTCACTGCATCCAAGCCAGTGATGCCGTTGCTGGCCATGTTGGCCAACAGCTCCGGAAACCACTTGGCCATGTCGGCCGCTTCAAAGCTGCCCGCCTGCCCTTGGTAGGCGATCGCTTCCAGCGCCTGCTGCATCTGCTTGGGATCGGTGATCTTGGCGTTCTGCCCCAAGGCGTTGATCATCTTCGCCGTATCGACCCCACTGGATCCCTGCCCCACGACAAACTTGGCCGCGACAGGCGCGTACTCCAGTGCCTTGCTCAGATCCATGCCGGCGCCGACCAACTGATTTACCACGTCGGCCACATCATTGCGCGCCATGCCGGTGTCGCGTGAAGTGTCGATGATCTTGCGCGACATCTCCTGTTCTTGCGGCTTGTTGGCAATGCCGGCCTTGATCGCGATGTCTCGCACAATGGCGCCAAAATCAGCGCTGACCTTGGCCGGTACCGCCATGGCACCGACACCGACCACCGCAGCACCGACAGCGCCCTTCATGTCCTTTACGCCAGAATCAATCTGCTGATGACCCTTGGCTTTCAGCTCGGCCTTGTTGGCCGTCTGCCCCATCGAGCGATAGGCTTTTTCCAGCCGGCCGACCTCGATCCCCTGCTTTTTCAAGCTGTCGAGGTTCGAGTTCAAACGGTTGAGTAATTTGGACGCGCCGGCAGCGCCGGTGTCGTGAGCCTTTTTCCATTCTTCGCGCAGGCGGATGGTGTCGCCAATCGTGCGCTGCAGCACCCGCGCTTTGTTGCCTTCTGCCTCGAGGCGCTTGATGCGCCCGGTCACGTCCTTGAACGCGGCGCCGACCGTGGAACTGACGGCGCCGCCAATCACTAGCCCGAGGGCGAGTTTGTTTGCCATGTCATGGCCCCCATGTGCCCAGCACTACCGATGGCGGCTCAATCCGTGAGCCACCACACCATTTCCGCAAACGGCATCGACTGGATCTCGGCGGCGGAAAATCCGGTTTCCGCCGCCAGACGTTTCGCCGCCGCCTTGATCACGCTGGGGTTAAAGCCCGTCGTCGTTGTCCATGCGAAAATAGCCGGCCTGCAAGCGGTTAAAATCCACCAGCTTCAGCCCCTCCAGATCCGCGACAGGCGCACCGGACAACGCAGCAAACAACACCAGCTCGCGCTGCTCATCATCACCACCGACTTCACGGTTGGCCGCCCGCACGTCGCCCACGGTCGGCGAACGCAAGGCCAGCTTGTCGACGGTCACGCCGTTGATTTCACTCGGACACGACAGCGTTACCAGCACCTGATCGGTGGTCAGCGACAACCACGCCGGCATCGAGTCCGAATAATCGGTTTTCGGTACCAGGTGCGAATACGCCGTTTGCACGCGGCGATAATCCGTCAGCTTGAGGCCTTCCAGATCCTTCAGTCCGACTTCGGCGAGACCGGCG